GCCGAAGAGATGCGCCACGCCAAGCGCGCAGCCTGGGCTCAGGGCGGCCTGACGTGCAGCGTCATCGTGGGCGCGCTCGTCATCGTCGCAGCCATGTGGATCACCAACAGCGTCATTGACGGCGCATTTGACGCCGCAGGCCGCATCCGCGCTCAGAGCGACCTGACCGAAGCGCTGGTGCGATCACAGCAAGAGCCGCAGGCTCAACCGTACACAAACCCGGGCCAAGACGTGACGAGACGGCCATGAGTGAACCACTCGCCAGCCGCTTCGACGCCTATTGCTGGACTAATCGCTACGCAGGCCCCCTTGTTCACCGCATGGACGGTCAGCAGATCGAAGCGCAGCTTTACGGCTGGGAATACGCTTGGTGGAAGGGCCTGACCAAAGAGATACGCTGGGACCTGATCAAACGCCCATCAAACGCCCATCAAACGCCCATGAAACGCCCTGTGACCAAAAAGCAACAGCAACAGACACGCGCCGAGAACGCCAAGGCCATGCAAGCAAAGCAGCTAGAGAAGCTCAACGCTGCGTATGCCAAGGCGACGTGCGCTTATCGATAAACAATCAATGTAAATCAGATGGCAGGCAAAGGCGGAAAACGACCCGGCGCAGGAAGGCCGAAAGGCGCGCCGAACAAGCACACGGCGCAAGTGAAGGACATGATCCTGAGCGCGCTCGATCAGGCTGGCGGCGCGAAGTATCTGCTTCGCCAAGCCCAAGAGAACCCGACCGCCTTCATGACGCTCGTGGGCAAGGTGATGCCGACGCAAGTGACGGGCGACACAGAGAACCCGCTGCGAGTGGTCAACGAAATCCTGTTGCGTGGCGTCCGTCCAGATTGATCTACCGGACAAGCTCGTTCCGGTATTCGACGGGCCAGCGCGCTTTAGGGGAGCATTCGGAGGCCGGGGCTCGGCCAAGACACGCAGCTTCGCCAAGATGAGCGCTGTCATCGGCGCCAAGGCGTCGGCTGAGGGCAAGTCAGGAATTATCCTCTGCGGCCGTCAGTTCATGAACAGCTTGGCCGATAGCTCGTTTAGCGAAATCGCCGCGGCGATCCGCTCAGAGCCTTGGCTTGAAGCTGTCTATGAGATTGGCGAGACGTTCATCCGCACAAAGGACAGGCGGGTTGAGTACTCGTTCGTTGGCCTTGCGCGTAACCTAAGCTCGATCAAGTCCAAGGCGCTGATCATCCTCTGCTGGATCGACGAGGCCGAGGATGTAAGCGAAGAGGCGTGGGTCGTGTTGATCCCGACCGTTCGGGAGGACGGGTCAGAGATTTGGGTCACTTGGAACCCGAAGCTTAAGCGATCGGCCACAGACAGCCGCTTCCGCAACGCCACAGACCCGGACATCCGGGTCGTGGAGATGAACTGGCGGGACAATCCGTGGTTCCCCAACGTGCTCGAACGCGAGCGCCAGCGGGATCTGCGTGACCGTCCAGAGCAATACGACCACATCTGGGAAGGCGGCTATGCGACGGTCGCCGCCGGCGCGTACTGGGCAACCGACTTGCTCAGAGCCAAGCAGGAGAACCGCATTTGCCGTGTGACCGCTGACCCGCTCATGAGCATCAGCACTTATCACGACATCGGCGGCGCGGGCGCGAAGGCCGACGCGTACAGCATTTGGGTCACGCAGAAGGTGGCGCGCGAGATACGCGTGTTGAACCATTACACGTCACGCGGTCAGCCGCTCGCGGCGCATGTGAACTGGATGCGCGAGAACGGCTATGCGAAGGCCGAGATCGTGCTGCCGCACGACGGGCTGAACACGAACAACGTGAGCGGCAAGACGTATGAGCAGCACTGGCGCGAGGCAGGCTTTAGCGCGCGCTCGATCCCGAACCAGGGCGCAGGGGCAGCCAAGCAACGCATCGAGGCTGTGCGCAGGCTCTTTCCTCGCATCTGGTTCAACGAGGAGACGACCGGCGACGGGCGCATCAGCTTGGGCTGGTATCACCCGAAGATTAGCGACGACGAGCGCCGGCGTGACATGGGGCCAGAGCATGACTGGTCAAGCCACGACGCGGACGCGTTTGGCCTGATGGCGATTGATTACTTAGAGCCGAGCGCGCGGGCGCATCGGCCGAGGGACATGTGGGATGACGCGGAAGGTGGGGAAGTGAATTGGCGTACGGCGTAGCCGACACGCAGGAGCAAACGCTCGACCGTGAAAGCCCAGAGAAGCAAGAGCACGACCGCGTTCTAAAGCAGCTTGTGAGCTGGTTCGAGGAAGCCGAGCAATCGACGCAGGACAGCCGCGAGAAGGCCGAGCGCGATCGTGATTACTATGATGGCAAGCAGTGGACCGAAGAAGAGGCGGCTGAGTTACGCAAACGCGGCCAGCCCGTCATTGCGCTGAACGTCATCCGCGCCCGTGTGAATTACCATTTGGGCGTCGAGAAGAAGCAGCGGCGCGACCCGAAGGCGTTTGGCCGTGGTCCACAGGATCAGCAGGCGGCAGAGGTTGCGACCGAAGCGCTGCGCTACGCCATTGAGCGCACGGACTATCACACCGAGCGGTCTCGGGTGTGGGAAAACATCAAGGTCGAAGGCAGCGGCGCTCTTGAGTGCTCGATGGTCGACCGCGCCGACGGCAACAAGGACGTGAAGTGGAAGCAGATTCCGTGGGATCGCTTCTTCTTCGACCCGCACTCAGCCCGCGGCGACTTCACCGACGCCCGCTATCTGGGCCAAGTCAAGTGGATGGACGAAGAGGAAGTCCTGACTGAGTACCCGGATGGCGGTGTGGCGCTCGATGCGGCGCTTACGTCCGCGACAGACGGCGGCTTAGGGCTCGGCAACACGTACGAGGACCGCCCGCGCTGGCAGATGTGGGCTGATCCGAAGCGCAAGCGCGTGCGTGTCGTTCAGGTCTGGTATCTCGAACGCGGCGAATGGATGTGGGCCGAGTTCTGCAAGGGCGGCATCCTCGCAGCGGGGCCTAGCCCGTACGTGGACGATGACGGCAAGACGCTCTGCGGCATCATTGCCGAGAGCTGCTACATCGACCGCGACAATAACCGCTACGGCGAAGTCCGCGATCTGGTGGACCCGCAGGACGAAGTGAACAAGCGCCGTTCCAAGGCGCTGCACGCGGTCAACACCAATCTGGTCATCACCGAAGCGGGCGCGATCCCGGACGGCGACATCGAGAAGGCGCGCAGAGAGGCCAACCGCCCGGATGGCTTGATCGTGGTGCAGCCCGGCCGGCGCTTTGACGTTGATCGCAACACCGACATGGCCAACGGCCAAGCGATGCTGCTGACGCAGGCCATGGCTCACATCATGAGCACAGGCCCGAACGCGGCCTTGCTCGGCAAGGGAACAGAGGATCAGTCCGGCCGCGCTATCCAGGCGCAGCAGCAGGGCGGCATGATCGAGCTAGGCGATGGCCTGGACGTTCTGCGCCGCATGGACTGGCGCGTGTACAAGTTCACGTGGTTCGCTCTGAAGCAGTACTGGACCGCGCCGATGTGGATTCGGGTGACCGAAGACCCTGAGGCGCCGATGTGGATCGGGCTGAACCAGCCGCAGATGGACCCGATGACGGGCCAGATGTCGATGGAGAACCAGCTCGCACAGGCTGACGTGGATATCATCATCGAAGACGCGCCGGACGTGCCGACGCTAGAGGGCGAAACGTTCGCGGCGGTTATGGACGTGCTGGGCAAGGGTGCTCCGCCGCAGACCATGAAGGTGATGATCGAGCTTCACCCGGGCCTCAAAGCGAGCGTCAAGAAGAAGCTCAACAAGTTCATTGACGAGATGGTCCAAGCGCAGAGCCAGCAGGCGCAGCAAGAAGCGCAGGCCGAGCAGTTGAAGGCGCAAGTGGAGGCGCAGGCCAAGGCGGCGGAAGCGGCGCGCGAGGATGCGCGGTTGGCGTTCGAGATGCAGGGCGGGCCGGATCAGGCGCGCGCTCAGCTTGAGCGTGAGAAGCTGGCGCTGGAGCGTGAGCAGATGGCGATCGACGCCCAGCAGGCGTCTGTTGAGAACGATATCAAGCGCGCCGAGCTACAGGTGAAGATGCGCGAGCTAGAGTTGAAGATGCGCGAGCTGGAGCTGCGCAATATCGAGGTCAAGCAGGGCGCCGAGATTGAGCGCGCGCGTTTGGCCGAGCAGGCGAGCCGCCCTGATCCGCAGCCGAGCGCTGCCGCATAGTTTCGCCCGCGCGTGAGCGACATCACGCGCCCGCATCGTCTCACGGTCTGAGGCGTTTTCGTCCCGCCCACGTCACGGGCGCGGCCTTCGGGCCACTCGCGGCATCACCGGCGAAACGGGTGAAGTAGGAGCTAAGACTTGGCAGAGGAAGTAAAGGACGGCGCACCAGCGCCGGCTGAGCCCGTACACACGCCGCTCAGTGAGATTGTCGATAAGCCCAGACTACAGACGGACGTGTCGCCTGTGGTGGATGCGCCAAGGCAAGCGGCGCCGGTCGAAAGACCGGAGCGCAAGCCGAAGGCGGAGAAGCCCGACGATGACGTGCGCTTCAAGGCCATGCTGCGGGAGACGCTTGAAGAGCGTGAAAAGCGGCAGGCTATGGAGCGTAAGATAGCTGACTATGAACGCGTCTTGGCCGAGCACCAGCGCACGCTGAGCGCAAAAACCAAGGCGCCGCCGCCTGATATGTTCCGCGAACCGGACAAATACACGGCGTATATTCAGGAAGCTATCCGAGAAGAGGCGGAGAAGATCGCCAACCAGCGCGTCGCTCCGCTGCAGGAGCGTCTGTCTCATCAAACGCAAGTTATGTCTGCGGAAAGGGTCAAGACCCGCATCGGTGACGAAAAGTGGAACAAGCTGAACGAGTGGATCGCTCAACAGCCGCCGCAATTCCATCACTGGTGCCTTGATCAAGACGACCCGTACGGCACGGCGCTGGCGCAATATCACCAGCGCACGACGCTTGAACGGGTGGGCGACAAAGACCTCGACACTCTCATCGAAGAAGAAGTTGCAAAGCGGCTAGCTGCAAAGGCTGGCCCGATCGACCCGCCAGAAGACGACCTGGACGAAGACGAACGCGACTACGACGCACCTCGCCGCCCGGCTCCGAAGTCATTCGCCGGCGCACGTTCAGCAGACCCGACACGCGACACGCAAGGCCGTTTCACCGGCCCGCGTCCGCTCGGGGAGCTGGTTGCAGAGCGCCAGAACCAAAAACGCAAGCGCTGACCGCGATAGCGGCAACGCTCGGAGCTTAACCAATGGCCGATACGAGAGCCGCAACAGGCTTGACGCCCCAGCAGTGGGACGACAAGTTTTTCACCGAGTATTTCCAGACCAACCGCTTCTCCGACCTCATGGGCACCGACGAAATGTCGGTCATCCAAGTGAAGGAGAACCTGAGCAAGGGCACCGGCGACAGCCTGACCTTCGCTCTGGTCAACAAACTGACCAACGATGCAGTGACCGGCACCAACATGCTGGAAGGTAACGAAGAGGACATCTCGTCCCGCTCGTTCCGCCTCTACATCGAGAAGTACCGCAACGCCGTTCGCATCCCGGAGATGGAGGAAATCAAGTCCGCCATCGACCTGCGCGAAGCGGGCCGCGCGATCCTGATGGACTGGTCGAAGGAGCACACCAAGGACCTGATCATCGACGCGCTCGAAGGCATCAACGGCGTGACCTACGCCGACGCCTCCGAAGCGCAGAAGGACGCGTGGATTGCGGACAACGTGGACCGCATCCAGTGCGGCAAGCTGCGCTCGAACGTCACCTCCAACTCGTCCGACCACTCGGCGGCGTTGGCGACGATCGACAACACGGACGACAAGCTGACTGCATCGGCGCTTTCGCTCATGAAGCGCCTGGCCTTGGCCCGTCGCTCTGACGGCGCGCCGAAGGTTCGCCCGGTGCGCGATCAAGGGAACGGCAAGCGCTACTACATCGCGTTTGCCCACCCGCTCTGCTTCCGCGATCTGCGGAACGATACGACCATCACGCAGGCTCAGCGCGAAGTGTCGCTCCAGATGGAAAACAGCCGTCTCTTTGAAGGTGGCGACATCCTCTGGGACAACATCATCGTGAAGGAGATCGACGACTTCAACACGCTGACCGGCGCTGGCGCTGGCGGCACTGTTGACGTTGGCCGCTGCGTTCTCCTCGGCGCTCAGGCTGTCGGTGTTGCTTACGGCAAACGCTGGCGCACGCGCACGAAGGAGTTCGACTATGGCGACAAGTACGGCATCGCTGTGGACGGCATCTACGGCGTCAAAAAGATGCAATTCGGCAAGTCGTCATCGAGCGACACCGGCGATCTCGTCGACCACGGCACGATCACTGGATATTTTGCGGCTGTGGCGGACGCCTGAGGAGCTTGAGCAATGGCATTCCCGACTCTCGACAATGTTACGCTCATTGATCCGAGCGATCTGCCTTCGCCTCTGGGCTACCAAGGCGTGCAGAACATTCACTTCTCGAAGGCGATCACGACCGCGATGCTGGCCTCTGGCTATGTCACCGCGATCGCGCTTATGCCTGCCTACACGCGCTACATCGACCTGTACGCGAAGGCGACGGACCTCGACACCGCAGGCTCACCGGCGCTCGCGCTGGACCTCGGCGTCGC